CGTGTCTGTATACAGACACGCACCTGGATGATCTATAAAGTGATTGTCCAGGCTCCATCTTACCGTGCTTGATGAGCACGTCGTTATAAAGGAGGAACAGCTATGCCAGATAGCATAGTGAGTGGTACCCCTCGGTTGCGTGAAAAGGCTCGTGCTTTTGATCGCACGTCCGATTTCACCTTTATCCGTCTTTTTACTGACGGAACGAGCGACACCCAGGTCCTGCCTTACACTACTCATTCAGAGCGTGAAAGGCATTGGTTCCAGGATGTCCACGGGTCCTGTCGTATTGATGAAGACGAGCGTTTTATCTCGTTCGTCGACACCAATGCGACCCACAACAGTTACACAGTGTTAGGCCCTCAGCGAAGGCTAATTCCTGCGCAGGCTATAGATCTGTCTTTTACAGAGCATTTCTATATCCCTAACTCGAATCAGTTTCTCGACTTAGACTTGCATGTGTGTGACTCTATTGTTCCTCTGCCGCCCGGAACGCTTCATGAAAATCTGATGCGTCATGCTTTAATGCACATGACACGCCAGATTCCGCGTGAGGCGGGATTTAACGAGATCATCCAGGACATTCTCTCACTGAAGGAACTCATCCCTCATTTAGCTGAGAGTTTGACCAGGACGATCGCAGAAGGTTATCTCAACTGGTCATTCGGTTGGGAGCCGTTGTTGGCAGATCTTAAATCTGTCTTCAATCTCTTTAACTCAGTTCAACGTAGACTTCAATTTCTACGTGATACCTGGGGAAAAGAGACCAAACTTTCTTCTACCAAGAAGAATATTTGGCAACCTCCCGCAATCCCATTTTATGTGGATTACGGGACTCCACCTTTTGTCGGTCGTCTACGGCGCGAGCGTTATCAAGCGGACTTTCGAGCGGGTTGTTATTATACCCATTTCCTCGAAGGTCTTAATGATAAACTCGTGGAACTCCGGGCAGTCGGGTTCGCTCTTGGGTTGAATAATCCTTTACTCGCTGCTTGGGAATCACTCCCATTTAGTTTTGTATTGGATTGGATACTCAACGTGGACACTGTCTTAGACGAAAATGGATTCAACTCCATGTTTTCAGGAGCTACCTGGATTCGTCGACCCACATACTCAGTGACTGTAAAGTCATTGATAAGGTGGGGACAGTACGTCGATTGGAATCCTATTCTACACTATCATAATGTGCAGGATGAGACTCTTATCGAGGTCCAAAGCTATCGCCGATGGAGCGGCATTCCTGAGGCCAAAGATCTTTTCGATCTTGGGTCTCTTTCTCCAACAGAGGCAAGCTTTTTACTTGCCATTTCTGCTGGGAGCGCATATTAGCGTATCCCAAGCTCTATATAGATAGGAGCATTAGAACATGCTAAACGGCACTTTCACCCTTCAGACCGGCCACGAAACCGAAGTCATTTATGATACCATTTCGATTGATGGTAGTGATACCATTCGTCGGGAGCGAACCTCATCTCGCGATGAGCCCCGCGACTTGATCATTCGACACTCGTCGAGTGGCAAGCCTGGTGCCATAACTGACCGCACACTGATCTCGTTCGTCGACACTGTCGAAGTCGATGGTCAGTTCAAGAAAGCGGTTGTGAACCTCACTTTCGCGCTCGATCGCGGCATCCCGCAAGGGACTACCGATCCCGGGAACGTTCGTGACATGTTCTGCCGGCTGCTGTCGTTCTGCGTTCCGACGCTTGAAATCGTCGACGACGTGAACGGTCATACAAGCGACTTGGAGGCTATCTTGCGCGGCCAGGCGTAGCTTGGTTTCGTATTATGACCTGTTGCTTGTAGAGAGCTGTCCGATTAGCTTCGAATGGAGGTCTACCCAAAATGGGTTCTCCTGAAAAGCCAATCGATGCACAACAATGTGCAGTTCTTAGCGCATCTACATTGCTGGACGATCCGTTATCGATCACCTCTCCAAAAGACCTCAAGAAGGATATGGAACTTGTGAAGTCCCGTACCCTTCTTGAGGGTCTCTCATTCCTTACAAAGACTTTACCTACCTTAGGTAAAGCTCTTTTGCAAGGTCTGAAAGACAATCAATTCCCTGCTAACTATCGAGGTTTTAAACTCGGTGTCAGTGGTAAGCCCTTATTTCTAAAGGCGTACCTGGAATTGATTTTTGACGAGGCGGTGCCGCCGGATACTCGCTCGAAGGCCGTTTCACACGTTCTTCAAGTGACTATGATGTTCTACAAACTTCAGACAGGCTACGATGAAGTAGCATCAAAAAGGGTCTTAGACCGATTTTGTCTCGTCGAGGACGAGCTGCGTGATGTTTGTATTGATATGACTGACGATGTTAAAGTCGCCAGCCATCTCATCGGCCGCGTATTCTCTGGATTTGATCCAAAGGATATTAAACCGAAACATGGTCCGGGGGCAGTGGCCACTGGTGAAAAGCTATGGGAGAAGTGGGACTTTAAACGTCACTACGACTCCATTCACCAGTACTATCCGTATTATGAGTACTTTTGTACTCGTTCTACGGGTGAGTTGCTAGATCGCGTGAATTGGTACCGTTCCTTAGAACGCCTTTATGAGGGGCGGGCTAAAGTGGTACTGGTTCACAAAGATTCACGCGGTCCGAGATTGATCTCATCTGAACCACTGGAATTCCAGTATATTCAGCAAGGTCTATCTCGTGAGATTGTTTCTCGATTGGAAAGCGACACCCTAACGGGCGGCTTTGTCAATTTTGAGAAGCAAAGTGTTAACGCATCTATTGCTCTATCTTCATCGATAGACTGTAAATACGCTACACTAGATCTCAAAGACGCTAGCGACAGAGTTTCTATGGCTCTCGTCCGAACACTTTTTAACCAGTGTCCGGATCTGCTAAGAGCTATAGAAGCCTGCCGCACGACGTCGACGCTTCTCCCTGACGGGAGAGTTGTCGAGTTCAAGAAACATGCTCCGATGGGGAGTGCTTTGTGCTTCCCCGTTATGAGCGTTGTTCTTTGGGCTTTGGCCGTCGGCGCTGTCAGACAGCTCACGCCATTCGACTTAGCCAGAACCTCTGTGTACGTATACGGAGACGATGTTATCGTCCCTGTAGAATACGCAGAAGCAGTGATCAGTAGTTTTGAAAGGGTTGGCCTACGGGTCAACCATGACAAGTGCTACTGGTCGGGGAATTTCCGTGAATCGTGTGGAATGGATGCATACTATGGCACCCAAGTCACTCCGATTCGCGCGAAGCTTCTCCCTGCACGCCCTATGGATGTTCAGAACTATGTGGCATCAGTTGCGATGATCAATAGCTTGATCAGCAAAGGATACGGACATAGCGCTGAATGCCTGACCGCTTGGACCGAACGAGTGTACGGAAAGATCCCGTTTGGGATTGAAACTTCCGCATACCCTTGTTTGATCCGACCCGGGTTGTGTGATGCAATTCAATGCAATCATACAAAGCGGATTCGTCAACGGCGGAACGAACGACAATGTTCCATTGAAGTTCGCTCTTTAGGAATCAAATCTGATTCTAAAGAGACCCAGCTTGACGGATGGCCTAGGTTGCTACAGAACTTTCTGCAGCCTTCCGAGGACACCCACTGGATGATCCGACGATCCGGGAAACCGGAGAGGCGGTGGAGAGCAATGGGCTCTTAATCCCATTGTTGAAGAAGACAGG